AAGCGCTGAGGCAGTGCGAGAAATGATCGCCTCGTTTGAGGTTATAGCCAAGTCAGTATCAGCGCGGGACTATATGCGGATATTGAACCATGTACCAATACCGCAAAGCCACGCAAGCGCTTAACAGTCAATAACTAAAAGGTAAGCATGACATCAAAAGAGCAGTCAATTAGGTTATTTCGCATGTACCTTGCGTGCCGAGATGTTTTCCCTTGGATTGCAAGATATGCAGTGCAAGACATTCACCAACAACTAAACAGCATAGGCGGCATGGCGGGAAGCTGGCGAACAGACTACAGCGAATGCACTTACTACGTACCACAACTGATAAATGGGAAGACTGTAGATTTGAGCACGGTTGAAAAGGTTAGAGATTATTACGAGGGGGTGACGGCATGATTTACCTACCAGAACCCAAGCCTATGCCTGTGCTAATCGCAAAGTTCATGCTAAACGACTTAGTAGGCATTTTAAAAAACAACGGTTTCAATGCGGATTATTCAGATTGCCCGATAGAGCCGCAAAACCTAAGAATGATGCTTGAATTAATGAATGAAGGCCACTTAGAGCGCAAAGACGTTCGGCTTTGGTGTGCTGAAACCTGCAAAAAAGCCAATGCCATTAAAGAAGAATTGAAAGTTTTTACTGACTTTTTTAAAGAATGGTTACAAATTCGCAACTCGCAGTTGCTTTGCCCTTAGGGGCTTTTTTATAAATCTATATTCGATAAATGGTGTAAAATGACATATCTTTATATCATTTTAGTGATATAGTGTATTTTGAACACTCCATAAGGAACTCAATGAACATAGAGGCAAATCTAGGCTACGAACACGCAGGCAATGGCGTAAAACTGCCTGAATATCTTGTGAGAATGACGCATAAAGAGGTTGTTGGGCTTGGAGCTTTAACTTTTGAAGTTGGGGAGCAGTTAAGTGTAAAAAGCTGTTTAGACGGAATTGAGAACTATATTAGGACGCTAAACAAAATCACAAATGATTTGCAGCGCGAAAATCATAGAAGTGTGGCGCTTGAATTGTGCAATGCAGTTTTACAAAATAAGCCAGCAAAAGAAATACAAGAATTAGCTGAAATCTATTACATGGGGTGCAGGTAATGATTAAACGACTAATCACATGGCTCAGTAAACGATTTCGACAAGAAAAGCCCGTAAAGTGGGATGAACCCAAGAAGCTATGCCCCGTATGTCATATCGACATGGAGAAATTCACAGCGAAGGCTGGGGACATATTTACCGCAGTAGATGTGATTGAGTATGGTTATAAATCATCATACGCATCATACAAGTGCGCTAAATGTGATTACAAATGTAATAGAGCATGGAAAATCGAGAGGGTAGCTGAATGTTTAAGCAGTTAATCACATGGTTCTATGAGCGATATTGCAAAGAGCCTGAATATGCGCCTACTCAAGAAGACTATAAGCGATTTTTGCTTGCAAGAAGCATACACCGCGAATTTGGCAATGCTGGATATGTCGGTAAACCAAAGCCTGATTATCCTGAGGTGAATGGTAAGCAACCGTCTGAATCTGTCAAAAAGCAGCTAGACCAAATTTATGAGGACGCAAAGCAAAAAGGCAATTCATTTAATGGGGTGGCTAAATGACACCTGACCAATACATAACAGACCTAGAGCGCCGAATAAAAAAGCTAGAGGGTAATGATGCTTTCCGAGATTCGGAGATTAGGGCAATCCGTAAGTTAGCTGAAAGCGCGGAGCGACAGGTGAGGTACTTGAAAGAACCGTATGACGCGCTGAACTCGTATTTAGATAGGTTTCATGCGCCTAAAGAATCGCAAAAAGTGCCTTGGTTATGTTATGTCGCTGTTGCATGGCTGGGTGGCTCAACAGCGTATATGGCATTAGATTTTGGAGGGTGGCTTAAATGAGGCTAACAAGTAAACAAGAAGCCAATACACGATACAAAATAGTGGAAGGGTCGCAATCGTGCCATTGTTGTTTTGAGTACACAATTGTCGATACAACAAAACCTGAGATTATTGGGGATAGTCAGTGGGTTAATGATGACGGGTCATTAAGCTGGGAGCAGGTTTGTGAATGTTTTCACAAAGAAGACGCTGAGACTATTTGCAATGCACTCAATGGGGTGCTTAAATGAGCTTAACCCATAAACAAGAAGCATTCGCCCAAGCTGTAGCTAGTGGAATGAGCCAAGCTGAGGCATATCGCACCCACTACGATGTAGACCCTGAATGCAAGCCTGAAACGATATGGGTTAATGCCAGTCAATTGATGTCTGACACTAACGTATCACAAAGGGTCGCTTTTCTCAAAGACGAGATTGCAGCAAAAGCCCTTTGGACGCGAGAGGATAGCGTTAGGACGCTTAAATCAGTGATTGAAGGGAACGATAAGGGTAACGAGATAACGGGCGCTGTGAAGGTTTTAAACGAGATGCACGGATATAACGCGCCTAAAGAAATCAACGTCAATGGCAATCTAGGTATCAATGTCAAATTCGATTGAAGCACGTTTCCCTAAAAAGCTCCAGTTCCTTTTCAAGCCTGCGCGTTATAAGGTCTGTAGGGGTGGGCGTGGCTCGGGTAAGTCTTGGGGCTTTGCGCGTGCTTTGCTTATTTTGGGTGCTGGTAAGCCTATTCGGGTATTGTGTACGCGAGAGGTGCAAAAGTCTATTCAGCAATCGGTTCACCAACTCTTAAAAGACCAGATCGCCGCGCTGAACCTCACATCGTTCTATGAGGTGCTACAGACTGAGATTAGAGGGCAAAACGGCACGGCGTTTTATTTCAGTGGATTGAGCGACCAGACAGCCGACACGCTTAAATCATTCGAGGGTGTTGATATTTGCTGGTGTGAAGAAGCGCAATCAATCAGCAAATCAAGTTGGAATATCTTAATTCCGACAATCCGCAAGCCAAATAGCGAGATATGGGCTACTTACAACCCGCAATTAGAGAGCGACGAAACACATATGCGGTTTGTGATTAACCCGCCGCCTGATTGTGTATCGGTTGAAATGAATTACAACGATAACCCTTATTTTCCTGATGTGCTGGAAAAAGAGCGCCAACATGCCGAAGTCACTATGAAAACCGAGGATTACGCGCATATATGGGGCGGTCAGTGTAAGCCCGCCGTCGAGGGCGCTATTTACTTTGATGCTATGAGCCAAACGATACAGGCTGGACGCATACGCGAAGTGCCGCATGATGGCAGCTTAAAGACGCACCTCATATTCGACTTAGGCATGGCTGACAGCATGACCATCATATTGGCTCAAAAAGTCAGCTCAGAGATTCGCATTATTCATTACATCGAAGGCAATCAGCGCACTTTAGCCGATTACAGCCACGAATTGAAGGCATTAAGGCTTGATGACCAGCCTATGAATTGGGGCACTGTTTGGCTGCCTCATGACGGTTTTCACAAAAAACACCAAACTGGCATTGATGACCGTCAAGTTATGGAGGGGCTAGGTTGGGCTGTAGACCCTAACGGCGTGCCTAACATTGAAGTGGCAACGGGTATTGACCGAGCGCGAGAGGTATTCCCACGGATTTACTTCAATAAAGAACGCACCGAGCGATTAGTTGAATGTTTGAAGCGCTATCGTTGGAATATCAACAGCAAGACAGGACAAGCAACCCAACCGCTACATGATGAGTTTAGCCACGGTGCAGATGCTTTCAGATACCTTGCGTTAGTCGCAGATATGTTGTCAAACAACAGTGGCGCGGCTAAGAAAATCCAATATCGTAGGAGTTATCTCGCATGACTAAAGAAGAGTTTATTGGCTTGCATAAAAATGCGCCTGATATGGATTACATAAGGGTGGCAGCGGAACGAATATTCGCACCTGAAAACCACGAGCGCCAAAGGTGGCTGATAGATGGCTTTGATGTTGTAAATGGTGAAATGGTAAGAAAAAGTACTGTACTTATATGAAATAAGATATAATAAATCGAAGTTTTAACGTTGGGAAACGCTGAATATGGCCAAAATGGACGACGAAGAGCTGCTTAGTCTCTTGCAGAAAAAAGAGCTTTCCGCGGGTCATTACACCTTTGGAACGCTAGGCTCTGAGCGCGAAGAGGCTATGCAGGCGTATCACCGCCTACCTTATGGCAATGAAGAAGAGGGAATGCCCTCTGCAATCACTTCTGACGTTCAGGACACGGTAGAGTGGATATTGCCAGCCCTCCTAAAGATATTCACAGCCACAGACAAAGCCGTATCGTTCGAGCCAACAACAGCCCAAGACGTAGCAGGCGCTGAACAAGCTACAGACACCTGCAACTACGTCTTTTACAAGCAAAACAACGGCTTTCTAATCCTCTACACAGCGATTAAAGACGCTTTGCAAGTGGGTAACTGTGCCGTGACGTGGCGCAAAGAGACTTCTGAGACTGTATCAACACTGCCATTCAAAGGCGCAACGCCTGAGATGCTGGCGATGCTTACTCAGGATGGCAGCGAGATCATCGAGGCTACAGAGGCGCCGATTATTGACCCGCAAACAGGACAGCCAGCCATAGATCAATTCGGTCAACCTATCATGGGTTTCAATGGTCGATTCAAAAAGGTCGAGGAAAAGACCATCATCAAGGTCGAAGCATTTAGCCCTGCTGATTTGCTGATTGAGGACAATTGGACTAGCCCGTTATTGGCTGAATGCCCTTATTCTGCTCGGTTGCTAACGGTCACACTGTCAGACCTAAAGCAAATGGGCTTTAAGGACGTGACGGTTGAAGAACTGCGATTGTCTAGCGAGTCACAGTATGACGAACGTGAGCGCTTATCTAGCCCAAAAGGTGGGTTATTTCAGCGCGAAGACAGCATTGAAGACGATTCAATGGTCGAGGGCGTGCTCCGTATTGAGTACGTTTTAGCGGATATAGACGGCGATGGCGTGGCTGAATTAACCTGCATTCACCGCCTAGAGAATCGCATTCTCAGTAAAGAAGTTGTCAGTCACGTACCTTTTGCAACATTCTCGCCAGTGCTCAATACGCACCGTTGGGCGGGTATGTCCATACATGATTTAGTGGGCGATTTGCA